TTCCGCTTTCTTTGCGTTGGCAGCAACCTTTTCCGCTTCGACTTTGTCTGCTTCAACTTTTGCAGTTTCCGCTTTCCCTGCTTCCGCTTTGTCAGCTTCAACCTTGTCAGCTTCGGCTTTTACATCCATTGCGGCAAGTTCTGTCTCCTTGGTAGCAATTGCAGCTTCCAGTTGAGTATTGGTGTCCAGACCAGAGGAATCTATCCCCAGGTCTGTACACTTAGCTATCAATTGTTTTTTAGTCATCTTTTAAATTTTTAGATTGCGGTCACACCGTCAAATCCGAAGTATTTCTGGTTCTTGACCGTAGATCCAAGACCATAGGTTACATCGGCGTAGTTAGCAACCACAACCAGTTCATTGATCAGGAAGTCATAACCTTTCCAGAATTCCAAAAAGATTTTCACTTTGTAATCCTGTTTCTGGATATCGGTGATTTTTGGAGCATCAAATACATCCATCAACCTTCTGAAGTTATTTTCAGTGGTCGCAAAAATATCATCTGTCTCCAGACCTTCAATTCCAATGATCTCACGTTTTCCAAGGCGGGTTTTCAAAACATCGCTCTGGAATTTGTTTTGTCCAAATTGATCTTCATATTGAAGAATATATCTCTCGACATTGTTCTCGCTCATAAAAACCTTTTTGATCTTCCCTTTCAATTTGGAAGGCAAGGCTCTTTCCCACGCCGTCAATTCATCCACGATATTTGTGTCTGTCAATGCGTTCAATGGAATTTTAAAAGGCGTGTGGGCAGGAGGAGTTACAATATTTGTCAATGTCGCAAGGATCGTTTGGATCCCGTCCATGGAGAAACCAAATTGATCAAGCTTGGCCGCATCAAAAGCACCGTTCACAGAAAGTGTCGCCATGTTGTCAATTACCTTCGGAAGCAATTCATTCTCAATAATGTACTTTGAGATTGGCATCTCTTCCGGCTTTTTGTCTTCAGCATAAAGCTCCGCAAAATAAGAGTTCAGGATCTCTGCCGGGATAATGGCAAAATTCACCTTCTGGTGATAATCCTTTAAAATTTTGTGTTCTATTTGAAGAGCGCCAAGCTCGTTCCAAACAGTTCCAAATCCTTGAACCACATCTCCCAAAAGGGTGTGTGCCTGTGGATAGTTCCCTTTTACTTTTGTAAGAGGTTTGGTGTGCTTGTCCAGGGTGATCTCTGCGCGGTTGATCGCTGTAGAAATAAGCGTGGGGTTGCTTGTCAGGAAGGTGTTTAACTCCCTGACAACATCATCGATTAAAATAGTGCTGTTTGGCATAATTATTTAAGTTGGGAATAGATTGAATTATTTTTGTCGATGGCAAAAGTTCCGGCAGGAACTTCTCCATTAGAGGCTCCGGCAGTATGCGCTGCTCCAGGTTTAGCATTAAGCGCTTCAATTTGTGCAGTAAGGGCAGTGTTGATCTCTTCGGCAGTAGCTGCTTCAGGTAAATCTTCAACCCCGGCCAAGGTTGCAGCGGCCCTCAATTGAGCGGTGACACCTGTACCGGCTGCAGTTGCAGCGGCAAGTGCTGTTTTGGCAGTTTCTTTTTCAGTTGCCAAAGCTGCCTCGGCAGTGGTTTTGGCTTCATTGGCGGCCTGAACATCATTGGCAGAAGCTGTCAACTTTGTTTCAATGTTTGCCTTTTGGTCCTCGTTCAAAAAGCTGCCATCATCTGTACTGGCCAATGGCTCAGACAATCCAAGGGTAGCTTCCAAATTCGGATAGGAATTGGGTTTTTTCATTGGTTTATTAGGGTTTGATTCTTGGTTTGGAATGCTGAAACTCATCGCAGCATATTGTTTAAATAATTCTGAAGTGGAAAGTGAAGCGGCAGCATCTGGAAGAACGGCTTTGCCTTTTTCGATGATGTGATCGTAAAAACCGATTTCTTCAGCTTCTTTGGCCGTGTACCAGTTATCTTTGTAATTCAAATATTTTTCGGCAACTTCTTCTGCAGAAATTCCAAGGCGTAACTCAATAGCAGTTCCACGGGCCTTGTCAATTTTTTCTGAAGCTTTCAACTGCTCCTCCACCTCTTTTTTATTTCCGTAATAACTGGAAGAAGAATTATGGATCATTAAAAGTGCATTGGGAAAAGCGTGAATTTCATCACCTGTCATAAGTATATCTGCAGCCATAGAGGCACAAACCCCATCGTTGTAGGTAATGATCCTCTTTTCTGAAGCGAATAAAGCGTTGTAAATCGCCAATCCTTCAAAAACATAACCGCCTGGGGAATTGATCCTGACGTGGATCGTATCGGCATCAGCCTCAATAGCATTGAATTCAGCATTGAATTTTTCGGCAGTATTCTTTTCCTGAAATGTCTCCATGTCAAAACCCCCGATCGCGCCATAAATATATATGGTTGCCTCGCGGGTTGCTTTGTTCCTGATTACGTTGAGGAAAGGTTTTTGTTCAGCCATTAACTTAATGTTGTTCGTTCAGTATTATCGGAAGAACAATATTAAATAGAGGGCCAACCTTAAAAAAGGACAGGCCCCCGGAGCAGTAATCAGGAAGTATCTGAGGTTTAAAGGGATCCGGCCAACTGGAAGGCAAGGCCGCGATTGATCACCGGAAATTCTGCCTCGTTGCCGGCAAAGTAAAAAGCCTTGCCGTAAGTCTCTCCTTGCAATGACAAGCTGAACCCCTTAAGCCCGGTTTTATTTGCCGCGTGCAATTCGCTGTAGGAAAATAACAGCGGCTGCTGTTGCGTACCATATAAATGGGAGTGGGTGACCCGCACTAAAAAAGCAACCACCTGCTTATTGTGAAAGGTCTCCAGCAAATCCTGAATTGCTTCATCCTGTGGAACCAACGGGAAGGAGATGCTGTGGCGCCAGTTGATGTTTCCATTGTTGCTGTTGGGAGAGCTTGAGAGGCTGTGCTTCTCCCGAATGAACGGGATTACCATCGCCTGAAACTCTTCCGGGAGGGAGTTCATGATGCCCAGGACTTCGGCTTTTGAAGTGAGGTCATTAAAGGGCGGAAGTTGGGAAGCTTCACAAATTAAAATTTTGTAGAAATTATCCAGATTGGAATCATCTACCAGGTTGCATAAATTGTATATCATAGCGGTTATTTTACGGACATAATTCCCGAATGTGAAAATTGTCCCTTTTTTAGGGATAATTTTCCCGATTGGGAGTGCTGTCCTTTAATTAGGGACAAAAAGAATCTTTGGGAAAATTATCCCGCAGAGGAAATAGGGTTGATTTGAAGGTCAAAATTTTCCTTTCGGCGTTTGAAATCCCGGTAAATGGTATCCAGTTTTATATCTTCCTCAGTGATATCGTACACTTTCAGGAAGCAACGGATGCTGTCCATATACATGCGGGCATCGATGCCTTTATTGATCACCACGTGAAAAAACAATTCTTCTCGAAACATCTTGTCCACTTGGTCATTAAACAATTGTGCATTTTCTGAAGAGATGAACATTCCCAATCTTTGATGGCCATCTTCAGAAATATTAGCTTTAAAAATTTTGGTATAGGAGGATTTTTTGGGCTTCACATCACCGTTCCTTCCTTGTAGTGAGAGAACAAGGGATCCAAATACACTGTTCCTGGTGGCGCGAAGTTCATCGCTCCCGCACCGCTTAATTAGGTATTTGTACACGTGATCTGCAACTGGGATGTTTTGGGTAATGGAATAATCTACAAACTTAGAGGGGGAGAGTTGTATCATATATCGTTGTATTTAACGTAAATATATGTTAAAATCCAACGACAAAAAAGGGACTGAGGCTTGTTATTGATAGAATTTTACAATTTAATTGTTTAAAACTAGGACTGCTTTCTATTTTTATCAGCATTTAGGTTAAAATTAACGGGATAACAGCAATTGCCAGTTGCTGTTATCCCGTAGTTAGGGATAACCGCTAACTGAAAAGTGGTGGTTTTTCAAAATCAATTCTTTTCCAATGAGTAAAATATCCTATTTGAAAATCTTCACCTAAAGGGCAAGTAAAAATAGGCGGTTCACCTTCACCTTCATAATATCTTAAAAATAATACATATTCATCATCATCAATATCTAAATCTTCAATTGAGTTCCATCCGTTGTTATTTTCCAACCCGTTAAGTGATTTAGGGCGAATAGAATAAACCCCGTGTCCTACAGCTTGGGTACTAAATTTATTATAATCAATAAACTTAAATTTATTATCTTTAAAATCAGAATGATAAATGGTACTCCACCCTTCTTCTTGTGGTTTCCAATATTCGTACTTATCACCCCAGGCTTCTTTTATTTTTTCTTGTTTTGTCATTTTAAAAAATTATTTTATTAAATATTCGTAGTATATCCCTAACACCGCATAAACGCAATTAAAAAAGCGTTTATACATTCCGTTGCCCACAATTAATTAGCCACCGCATTAAATATTTGGTTATCTCTTAACCTAATTAGTTCTCTAATCTTTTCGGCATTTTCTTCTACTTCATCAGAGTAACTACATATAACATCACCATTTTCTTTTTTTAGTACCATAGGCAAAGAATTTGCGTACAATTCAAATAATTTTTTAAATAACTGTTTTCTGTGAGTATCAGTTAAGATAGCTTCTCTTTGCTTTTTAAAATAAGTCTGATTTTTCATTTTTAATTGTTTTTTATTATTTACACTCTGATTTTAACAGCTGCCACTTTTATTATCTTTAATGTAATCCAACGCTTCTTTTCCTTCCAATCGTTCCTTACCCAAAAACTGGACATAAGCGGCTTTATTTTCTCCGTGTCCACAACAGGCGTTCATTATATTTGGCAGCGTTCCAATACATCCATCGTGTCCTTCCGGGGTTCTTTTGATCCCGCAATGTCCGCAGGTTTCTTTTGCATATCCATTTAAATAATTTCCCATATTTAGCGGCAATTAAACTGATAGGTAGAAATAGTAAGAGTTTCCAAAATCTTTTAAAATTCGGTGGTCTTCTTTAAAATGTTCTTTCAAAAACTCAAAGTCTATTTTATCAGAAAAATGATGTAATGGGATTGGTCTTCCATAATTTGGATAAGGATTTTGCTCGATTTTATTTACGTTTAAAGTGTCAAAAATTACACAATCAGGTTTCTTTAATATTTTCATCTTAATAAATTTATGGGTTATTCCCCCTTCGGGGGTTAGGGGGCCTCTACTTTATAAAAGTCTGTAAAAATCCATCCACCATTTCCACGGCTTGTTCTACTTTATAGAAGCTGGCGCTCCAGGAACCCTCAACCCTAAGTCCGATCCCTCCATACCTGTTCTCCAATAAGCAAACAGGCTTGCACCTGGAATATTTCTCGTTGAGATCCTGCAGCTTCATTCTTATCAGGAAGATAAAATTAGCAAGTGAACCTTCATCTTTGATCAGGGTCCCATCTAAGGAATGTATGTACGCATTGAATTCCTCATACAACTTATTCTTGCTGGTGTAAGAGGCCGTGATTTTAAAAAAGTACTGTTCCATATTATTTAGCGTTAGTTTTTTTTATTCCCCCTTTGGGGGTTAGGGGGAATATTAATTTTGAATTAATGCCTTCCCGGACTTTTATTTTCCCGTCCGTATGCAGTTCTTTTAGTAATAGTTTTATAGTGTTCATTCCAACTTCTGCCTTTACTGAAAGCTGAACGATTGAAATCCCGCAGGATCCACCAGTGCCCTGGTTATATTCCTGAACTATCTGGAGAAGTTCGTTTTTCATAACTCCATTAATTCTTTCACCTTCTGCAGCTTAAATGTGTCGGATAGGGTTTGACATTCTATAATATCAAATCCCCTGGACTTTAATTCTTCAATCAACTCTTCGGTTGGATAATCATCTACATAGCTTTTTGGACAGTCAGAACTTCTTATTAATCCAAACTCTTCCCTGGCGTAGTCTTTAATATCAGAATCATCCAGTTCTTCCAGGATAAATTCGTCAAAATCTCCTATGTGTTCATCCCTTGAATATTCTTTTTCCCTTAAGAACCTCTGACCATCTTTCCATTCATATTTTTCGATAATAATTTTTGAAATACTCATTTTTATAAATTTTTAGCGTTAGTTTTTATTTTTACTCCCCCTTTGGGGGCTAGGGGGCTTAGACTTCCTTATTAAAATATGATAGATAATAATACATCTGCTTATCTTCATCCCAACCTTTCTCCAGATATTTGGAGGCAGCGTTGGAACCTTTGGCCACTTTTATGGAAATCCCGGTGTCCAGGACAATCTCTCCTTTCACCTTTTTCATGCAATCGTTCACCGTTTCGTTCGAGATTTCAAAATCGGTTAGGTCTTCAATGGAATATTTGGGACCTTGGTCCTTTTTATAATTGGAAAATTCATTGTGCAGCTCCTCATTCAAAACCTCGTTCATATATTCAGGCTCGTTGAATTCATCCCGGGAAGCGAAGTGGTTGTAAGTATCGTTCACAAATTCCATTTCGGCTTGTTTTCCTTCAGCGGCTTTTACCACCTCTTTTCCAAAACCCTCGCAGAATTGCAGGTATTTTTTAGTTTGAAAATTGGAATCCTCCATCTCCTCCAGCTGCAGAAAATTGTCCAGCCAGTATTTTGAATCGTATTTATTGGAATCTATGTAAAGAACCTTATACCCGGTCTTGCCTTGGATGATGATGGCGCCTTTATCCAGTTTGTCCAGGCTCACGCCTTGCTTCAAAATCAAATCCAACCGACTTTCATTTTTGCTGAATTCCAGAAAGTCGTACCGGATCTCGCTCTTGAAAATTCCAATCCCATCAAAGGATCCTTCATCGGTGATAATATTTTTTAGCTGGCATATATAAACTTCCCCGGCCTTGATATGCGGATGGTTCCCCTGGTTATACAAGTGCCTGGCAATATCAATATGAACATCTGAAAAATCTGCATGATTAATATTTAAAATAGAGCTCAATGCAGCATCTTCCGAAAATCTAAAGAATTGTTCCTCCTTTTCCCTGAAAGGCTTAAAGAAAAACTCCTTCAATATCGGGCGGATCTCATCATCTACATTGTAAGGATCCTGCGAAAGGAACAGCTCCTCTTTTCTCGATTTATTGCCCACTTTATGAATGTGAAGGCTCTCAATTTCAGTGTTGTATAAGTTGATCATAGTTATTATAATTTAAGCGTTAATGGTTTAAGTTTAATACCCGGCTAAAAAGGCAATGGCCATAATTAGCGCCACAAAAATGATGGCCTTAAGTGCGTTTTTCATGTTATTATTTTATTTTGAGGGGTTAGTTAAAATTCAATTCACTCATTACAGAAAGCGTATTATCACTGGTAGTTGGCAATTCCCGGTGCAGCACAAAGGAGATCCTTCTTATAATTGCCTGGTCCAACACACTGTCACAATGATTTGAATAATGCTGCAGGGCATCAAAACAGACAAATGCGGTAAAAACCTCCATATTGATCTTCGATGGTTTATTATTGGAAGCCCTCGCGGTGATCTTTTTCAAAAGTTCAAAGCGGAATACCTGCAATATGGAAGTGTGGATATGCTGCTGGGAGCGGTTCTCTTTCTCCTTCAAATGCTGCAAATCTTCCGAATATTGGCTGCAGGCATTTGATAATACAGCAAGGTCATGGTGGCTCAATTTCACCAGGCTTATTTTTGGATATATGACTAAACTCATAGTGTTATTTTTTTGAAGTATGCCTGGCGTTGGCCATTGATGTAAAATTGGAGCACATTAGCAGCTCCCGAAAATTGGGGATGCTTCCTTATATTCGCCTCCATTTTTTCGGCTATCCTGTAGATCTCGTAGGAGTTATATTTCAAAAATGAATACCATACCGGGTTATATTCGTCACCATTCGCCCTGGTAAGCTTCAAATTATCGTTTCCGTTTTTCAGCAAAACCACCATCCTCACCTTGCTGCACCGTGGGCAGTAAGTTTTGTTGTTCAGGCCGCAGCTGCATTTAATTGATTCTTTCATTTAAATAGAATTGAGATTTGAGACCGCTTCGCTGTTAGTATTGAGGAAGTTTTTAGGTTTTACGACTCGTTTGAAATCATAAACCCAAACCCAAGGATTTAATTCCCAGGATTTGTAATTGTTAATAGAAATCCATAAAGTTTCAAAACTATCTTTTCCTGTTTCCGCTAGAAAATTACTGAGTGTATAGCATTTCCAACCCTTGCCATCCTTTAAAATTCCTTCATTTATCGCATCATTTTCTGAAATATCCTGAAGCCTTTCAATCCTAACATTTGTAACCTCAAGGAATATTCTGCAGGCAGCTTTCGGCATAAAAATGGAAGGTTTCCATTTAAGAGGAGATTGACCAGGTTCCCATTGATAATGCCCGGTTTTATCCGGATTAATGCCTTTTGCACTCAGTTCATCTGCTATTTTTATTACTTCTTCCTCAAACCAAGGCTCTTGCATTAAGTTCCAAGGTGTGTTGTTTAATTCTGGAGAAGCTTTATAATCAAAAGCCATTACTCCATTCTCTAAATCCCAAGCGCCTATTCTAGTAGTTTCCCGAACCCAAAGGATATCTCCAATTTGATATTTTGCATAATTCCTTAAAGAGTTAAGAGTTAATTCTTTTTCCTTATAAATAAGTTTATTATAAGTACCATCTTCTGGTTGTGGCTTGATCAATCTCCTGGTCTGGTTTTTTCTTTTTTCTAAAATGGCTTGAACCATTGGAGTACCGAATAAGATTGGTTTGATATTGTTTTTCATTTTTCTGATTTTAATTTTAAGCGTTAGTTTTTGAATTTTAAATTTTTGAATCTTGAATTTTTTCCGAAAGCGCAAATTCCTTCTTGATCAGGGTATTTATATTTTCGGAAACCTGTTTGCTACAATTCTGCTTTACAAATTCGTAAACCCGGTCTAGGGATATTTTCCCGGCTATCATTAACCTTATTTTTTCTCGGGCTTTCTGAACATCAGTTTTATGCCTGGCCGATTTCCCTGCGTTTATTTTTCGTTTCTGGAAGCTGTCGGTTTTTTCCTCGTCAAGTCTGAAGAACCTCAATGCGTATTCAAAACTGTTATTTTCCTTGAAGGTCCTGGCAGGATCAAAATATAGGCTCGGGAATGCCGGTTGATAGCCGGGATGTGCTTTTTTGTATTTTTTGACCTCCCGCAGCACTTCGATGCATTTCTGCCATTTTTCAAAAAGGTTGGTTTTGGAGAAGGTTTTGCCCGTGAAGCTCTTAAAGTAGTCGGCAAGCCAGTATTTGTAAGCATTCATCCAACTTCCCGGGTGCACTTCCAGATCCTTGAAAAGGCTGGCAGAAAATTTGAACACGTCCTGAATGGCCAGTTCCTTGAAATCTTCCGGGTGCATTGCCCCCAGGTAAGCTTCGTTTTGAGCAATTTCGGCACCCACCGGTTGGTAATTTTTGTATTTCCCTGCGGCAAGATCCTGCGAAAGCTCCGTTTTATCGGCAACCTGGTCCATCAAAACCGCGCTCAGCTCGCTTTTTTCGGCCAAAAATTCGCGGCCGCCGGTGAATTTTTTTTCTTTTTCTTTTTCCGGTCTGTTATCCGTACCGGTTAATTTTCCACCTTGCCTTTTGGGTGTTTTTGTAGTTTCTTTGGTACAACTGGATGATGATTTGCCTTTTTGCAAATCTCCTTCCTCCCTATACTGAAACTTATTAATAGTGTTTCTACTAGATACATTGTTATGCGGAACTTCGTTCGTTTGTGATCCCGTAAGTAGCTGACCCTCAGTAGCGGTATTTTTTGGAGATCCGTTGTCCGTGACGCTCAAAATAGAAGCGTTAAAGGCTATTTTAACGGGCCTGTTGGGACCGTGATACGAGTAACCTGTCAATACCCCAGCTTCTTCTAAATGTTCCCTGTGCTTCCTCACAGACTCCACAGTAACGGGCAGGATCTTCACCCCGTTGCGCTCTGCTTCAATAATCTTGTTTGGGTAAATCTCTGCCTTGGGCATTTCCCCTGGCACGTTTACTTGCAGTTGGATCCTGTTTTTCTTTCTCAGGTACAGCTGTGCGTTGTATTGGTATAAAAAAGCGATAAAGTATTTTTCTGATGCTGGCTTTATCGGCTGTTTTGCAATCTTTTTCCGGAGCTGCGGCCCGTGCTTTGCATTGTATTCTTCCACGGCTTCATTATATTCATCTGCAGGGTGATCCTTCAGCGCGTTCTTCCAGACCGCTTCCTTGATTTTCTGTTCAATAGATACCTTGGCTGTTTTTCTGAATTTCCTGATATCATCATTGTATTCCCTGATCTTTGCCTGGTCAATCCAAAGCTGCATGTTGTATTTATAGATATGTCGGTTATAATTTGCGATGGTCCTTTTAAAATCCTCCGGGATCAGGATGGGGTGAACAAAAGCAGGGGCGTGGGGAACCGGCTTTAAGTTCCTGTCCGGAAGATGGTTTAAAAGACCATTTAATATAAGTGAATTCCTTAATTGGGATCCTATTTGTTGGGGGGTGCTCATAGCTGCTACTTTTGGGAGAATAAAGGACTTATATCTCTAATTTCATTGATACATTCTTCGTAGTACGGAGTTACCAAGATCGTTTTCCAATACGTGAAAAACCAAAATTTCCTTTTCTCCTGGAGGTACCAGAGCGGTCCTTCAAGTCCTATTCTGTGAGTGTAAATTGGGGGTTTGCACATAATTTTTTATTTTAAATTTTGGGTAGGTTATCCCTGCCCGAGTATTCAGGTTATTTTTTTTGTAGGGTTTGGCTGATGGCAAAAAGCCATCGGTTAAACCCTGTTCAATATTTTAAACCGACCGGAGCCTATCTTCCGGCCGGTTTAAAGACAGTTTTCACTTGCCTTTGGGTGTGGAAAGGGAGGACTCGAACCTCCGGCTTTATTGCTCAACCAACTGAGCGGCCTCTCCGTTTTTCATTCCCCCTTTGGGGGTTAGGGGGCTTTTTATTTCCCATTCATTATTTCTGAAATAAGGATTTCCTTATTCTCCGGCCTGTACTTCTCCCCAATCACATCAAATATATCCTTCCTCTTTCGCTTCCGGGGGGTGCGTGGTTTTAACAATTTCTGTATTTTCTCTGCAAACACATGCTGCTGTTCCTCCGGTAGGGCGGAGAAAAGCGGCATTAAAGTGTCGGCAGTGAGGTTAGACATGAGATTTTAGATGTTAGACTTTAGAGTTTTCTGATCTTTCGAATTTTGATTTATAGTTTCAATTGTAATTCCTTCTGGTAATACTGGAGGAAATTTAATTTTCAGACATTCATATATCATGCGTACATATGAATGTCTTATGTATCTCTTTTCTTCTATGGAATGTGAATTCCAGAGCGGGTAGTTCCTGGTAAAAAACTCTTCGGAAATATAAACCATGTATTTAATTTCATTCTTCTCAATACTCATATCTCAAATCTCAATACTATTAAAAACAAATTTCTAATTTGTAAACTCCGTATAAAAGGACAACTGAATCTTCTTGTATTTCACCATTTGACCTATGTAAATTTTCCGGAGGTCCTTTTTTTCCTTGAAGCAAAAATTGCTGTTTTTAAGGCATTCCAGGTTCTGTTCGATCCTATCTATGGCTTTTTTGATCTCGCGGGGGGTGTCGAGGCTTAATATCATACTGCCGGCTGGTTAAAGATCCTGGCTATCCTTTGCCTCACAGCGGCAACCGAAACGGCTGTTTTTGTGTGCAGCCCGGTTTTTGTGAACAATTCCTTTTTGTGCTGGTTGTAAGTAGAGACGGCAATTCCCATTTTTTCGGCTATCACATCGTCCTTGTCATCTTCAATGAACAAATCGATCATCTGGACCTCCCGGGGTTTAAGAGGAGAGCCGTTCAGCTTTATTTTTTTGAATTTCAGGGAAATGCAGTCCCTGGAGTGGCGGTAATTTTCCGGTTCCTGAAGTTCGTCATTGACCAGATCGGGATTTCCGTCAAGGCCACCGTACATAAAGTAGGTGTAAAGCTCTACCTGGCGGGTAAGGGAGACAAAACTGCCATTTTCCACCCTGCAGGAAATATGCTGCAGTGCCTCGGCATTGGATTTATAAGCATTGACAAGTCTGGAAAAATCTGCTGGACTCAATTTTTTGAAAGAATGTACCTTTCCGTTCTGGATCCATTGTACTTCCAGTGTTTCCGGGATTCCGAAAAATTCGATCCCGCAATCCTTTTTTAGAAGGCCCGCAATTAAATGTTGCGAATGTTGTAACGATGTTGTAGATTTGTGCTTCATGAGAGTTAATTTAAGCGTTAGTAATCGTGATTTAAAACCAGGAGTTTGCGCTCCTGGTTTTTTTGTGGACTAAACTCAGCTAGGGGAGAGACTTTCTCTTGTGATTTGCGAGCTTCGGTATTTACTTTGTCAATTTCCATCATGGTTACCAGGATAGCTGCCATTCCCAAAATAATAAGGAAGAATATCCACCTGTCCTGTGATAATATTTTGCCGTCTATTTCTTCTAGTGTTAAGTAATCTTGTTTTTTAAACATTCCCCTGGTCTTTTTTGGCTTGTCTCAGGATCTCTTCCCGACGTTCCATTTCGGCCGCCTGTTCAATAGGATAATTCCTCGCAGCGGCGAATATTCCCGCCTCCATTTTTGCGTTGGCCACACCGCCGTTGAACACCCTGGAGATAAATAGGCTGCTGTAAGGGCAACCATCCCGGTTGTATATTTTCTGCTCGGCCAGATACTTTGCAATCTTGGACAAATGCTTGAAACCCAATATTTCCCGCAATTCCTTTGTTTGACTTTTAGTTATCATATTATTCTCCTATTGTTTATCCCAATCCAGTAACCTATATTTGTTATAGGTTGTGTGTATTACAAATATAATGGATTAAAATTGGATTTTCCAACTATAATCCAAATAAATTAATGATACTAATGTTTTAAAATTTTAATTTATTGAACGTGAGTATTTTAGACCGATTAGAGGAGATTAGAATCAATGAACGTCTTAAAAAGAAAGATTTTGAAGAAATCCTCGGAAAATCAAGTGGTTACATTGGTACCCTGAAGAAAAACGAAGGTGTTCCAGGCTCTGATGTACTCATTAAATTATCGGATTATTTTCGGAAAAAATACAGTTTGGACTGGATTTTAATCGGAGAAGGTGAAATGTTGAAGGAAAATTACCCTTCAGAAGAAGAAAAACACGATTCGCCAAATGCTGAAGACGGGAATAGTGCTGAAACATTAGATTTAAAAACGGTAAGGGATGAAATTCGGGGGGATTTGAAGTTAATTTTCACCGGAATGACAGAAAAATTCGAAACTATAAGCGATGGGGTTTTCCACGTTTTGAAGGACACCCAAAAACTGACAACCTTTATAGATAAGGTAGATCTCACTGGTTTGAACGATGCGGGAAAAAATTTGAAGGAACTAATTAAAGAGCGTAATTAACCAAATAATTTGATATTATGGAAACTAATCAGGATCTGGGTTATCGGGTTTTTACAGGAAAGGCGGAAGCAGATAAGGCCATCAATACCTTAAGGGGGATTCTTGAGGGGATTATGATTGATCGAAATATTAACGAAAATGAAATTAAAGAACTGGATAATTGGTGTGAGGATCACTATGACCTTATAAACAGAAATCCGTTTCAGGATTTTGTTGTTACTATCCGGGAAG